TCTGCCAGACACCCTTTCGGAGCTGCATACAGCCACCGACTACGAGCGGTCTGCCTTCTTCATCAATTATTAACCACTTGGGGCCGGGCACCAAATGGCAGTTGATAGCTGCCTCATCGGGGTCAAAAACTTGTCCGGTCATCGCAGCAATCTGTTCTATCTCGTCAGCCGGCAAGTTGTCGCAGATGTAAATGTAATCTGTCAGCGACGGTTGCACGACTTGTGTAGGCTTATTTTGTTTTGTCTTTTTCATTTTTATGTTCCTATGTCTTCGACGTAAAGGATCGCGCCTGACCATTCCCATGCGGTACTTTGATCCGCAGTGAATTCGAGACGCAGTTGGAAACTTGGGCCGGTTATCGGCATTGGTACGATGGTGCCCGGCAACGTGTCGCCGGCTGCGAGTACGTAAGCGTCAGTCGCTATCGCGTCATTCGTTTGATCGTAACCGAACGTGACAGTGACGGCGCCAGTTGCAACGAGGTCGAAACCTATCATCTGCTTATCGCCGCCGAACCGACCGAAGTCAAGGTAAGGCCACCAGATGCGTCCGACAAACGCTGTACCAGAAGTTGCAGGATCGCCGACTTGATCGTCGCGCTCTGCGGCTTCATCAAGGCGCCATATCTTGTCGCCCGAACGTAGCATCAGGTCTTCGTCCAGAATTGTCCAGTCGTCGATGGCACTTGGGAATACGTAGCGGCTCCACGATCTGTCCGCTTTGCCGCCATTCATGGTCAAAACGAACGCTTCGGTGCCGAAGATGAGCCAATACTGCCCGGCGCCCGGATAGTAAAGTGAAATCGGCACTTCGCCGGCAGCGAGTTTGACCTTCACCAGAGGGTCAATCTGCTTACCAAAGTCGCCGGCCTGCAAGTTGGTTGATGCGCCGGCAATGCCCATGCTGCGTATGCCGACTTCCGTCAGGAATACCAGATCGTTGCTCACTGGCTGCAATGATCTATTAGCTGACGTTGGGATGCCAACTGCAATAGCATCCAAGATGGCGAAGTTTGCCGGGTCTTCATCGACCTGCCACATCTGGAAGCCCTTCGAGTTGAAGGCGACCAAGTTGCTGCGGTACAGACCCAGTGCGGACACGTCCTGCGAGCCGTGGGTGTTCAACCCAAATGGTATGTAGCCGGCGTCATTCGGAGTTGTCCAGTCTAGCGGGTTGATAGTTGCGGAGTACGCAACTATGTCAGCGTCACCCGAGAATATTTTGCTCGCAGTGATCGCAACGGATTTCGTGTTCGGACAGTTCGGGTCTTCCACGCGTCGCGTGTCTGCTACCCATGAGATCGTGTTGTCGGCAACTTCGCCGCCGACAGTAGCCGGGAACGTCGGCTCAGACGAACCGCTGACTAAAATTGGGAATGCCTGCCACTGTACGCGGTTAGCTGGTACGCCTTCCCACGTTACTTCGTTATCGACAACCGTATTGCCAACGACAGTCGGCCAAGTTGGCTCGAAGCTGTCACTGAAACCTGGGGCTGCCTGTGTCGCTTTGAACAAGAGCAGGGAAATTCCAACAGGGTTCGCGTGCCCAACTGTCGCGTTGTCAAAAAATATCGAATCACCGACACCGTCAGCGATGAGCACAACGGAACATGTGAGCGCACCTTCTGGTGCTAAACCTGACACTTCGACACGGCGATAAGCTGACGACGTACCTGTGACTGGTGCAAGACCGACGCTAGTTGAAAGTAGCGCGTCGGCGGCACCGTGCCAAGTAATTCCGACATTGGCTGAGAAGCCGGCGCCTGTAACTTGCGCGTACACTTTAGCTGAGATTCTTTGCCCCGGCTCAACTGTGAGTCGTGCGGTATTTTCTGACGTTTCGTTGGTCACAGACGCCACACCAGTTGCGAGTGTTCCCCAACCATCATTGCCAGCGGTGGTTGTACGTTCTGTCCAAGTGACCGCATCTGGCGAAGTCATGAATGAACCGTTAGTAACCACATTTTCAGAGGCTATAAATAATCCAGTTCCAGAATCCCAGACAACTCGCGTCCATGTACCTGCGGGAACCGTGGTGCTGTCCGTCCAAGATAGGCCGTCATCCGTGAATCCCGCGATGTTAGAGTCTATGACAACCAAACGATTTTGCACTGGATCGTATGCCGTGCTGCGCGACGTAGCGGAGTACCCAGTTGGCCCGCTAGCTAAGTCTGTCCAAGTTAGTCCATCTACTGAAACTTTCGACGCGCCAGTGTTTGAAAAGACAACCCAAGCACCCGCAGCACCAAACCCAGAACACCAAATTACCTCTGCGGTAGTCAGCCCAGTATTGGTGACTGTCCACGTATCGCCCCCATCAGTTGACCACAAACAGTTGGTAGTGGCTGAAGAAGTCACCATCAGCATGTCGAGAGTCGGTGAGTAATCAAAACCGCCGAATGATTGAGATAGAGCCTGTGTGCCTTCTACCCAAACAGTGCCATCAGCAGACCTGAATATGCCTTCAGTCGCGGACGTTCCCCAGAACATGAGGCTGAGTTCTGGCACCCACTTGAAAAACATGGCGCTATCAGAAGCAGGCGAGTCACCTGAAGGCGTAATTTTTGACCACGACGCTCCGTTGTCAGAGCTTTCGTGCATAAATGCACTAGGACTTGGAGCGCCGCCAGAGATAAACCACTTACCAAGCGAGGCAGCTTTTTGAAGTATCATGCCGACAGTCTGGAACCATACAGGCGAGGCGCTAACTTCTACCTCGCTTAGTGCGTAAGTCACACCGTCAGTGCTTTTCGCCATGTTATCGACATTCTTTTTGCCGATAGCCATTATCGTGCCGGCAGCGAACGTCATTTTTTGGCTGCCCTCGAACGCGCCGCCTGCTGAGATCGAATAGTTTCCAGTCTCGTCCCAACCACCCGCGCTTTCAAAACCTGGGTTGTTCAATGCGCTCTGACTTACAGCGTCAGTAATCCTCGGCTGAACGATGTCGCCGGGCGCGTAGAGTTTACCGGGTTGCCATTGAGCAGTCATTTAATTTCGCCACGTTGCGCGACCAGAGCCATCATAGCGCTCTAGTTCGATGAGAGTTTCCGGGTCTGAGAGTGGGATCGTCGGCGTCGCGTCTGGCGTAGTTGCCCCGTCTGTATCTTCAATTATCGTCTCACCCGCGTTGGTGGGCCAACTTGGTTCAACGTCACCAGAACGCGGCTCGTCACCGACAACTGAAATAACTTTGAAGTAGTAGCCGCTGTAAGTTGTTGGCTCAACGATGTCATCCACTGCGCGCGGAGCAGCCGGTGTCCACGAGGGGTACGGAGCGCCAAGACGGGTTGCTCTATAAACAAAACCGTCGTCTGTCGTTGGCGTAACCAGTTCGCCCAAGCTGTACTCAGTGTCCGCTACCCAGTCAGAGGCAGAGCGAACCCAATAATGATAAATGCCGCCGTCAGAAAACTCGGCAGCTATGTATAGCGCGCCCATGAACGGCTCGGCAAAATGAATTGTAGTGATCGCGAAGTCACCGTCTGGCGATCTTAAAACGTCCAGCACGTAGCCGGTCGGGATGCTTGTCACAAGGCTGCTCGCGAACACATGCAGATCGCCCTCAAACGCTACCAGACCAATCGTGCCGGTTGGCAGTGTCTCAGTCAAAAACGTGCCGGGCCGCACCTTGACGGTTCGAGCCGCCGTGATGTAGCCGTTAAGCAAGTCGTAGAGAGTATCCTTGAGTGCGGCACCTTTGGTGCGCAATCGTGTGATGCCCCCTTTGACCGTTGTGAGGACTTCACGTCGCATTAGATGAACGTCTCCATCTGCGGTCGCGTTAACACTGGTGCAGGTACAAATCCGGGGATGTACCGGGCTGTTCCGTGCGAGCCTGCATTGATTGCCTTCAGGTAAGAAGTGACCTGAGTCAAGATGCTCTGAGCGTCACGCTGCCCGTAGTGAGCTTTGGCGTTCCCCAGTGCTAGCATGAAGACCAGTTCAGAGTCGAGCGTCGTTGTATCGGCGTCGTCCGCGAAAGCGAGCAAGCCGTAGTGACCTTTGATGCGCAACTTATACGTGGATGAATCAGGCGACGGGAAAATCTCGATGCCCTGTCGAATCTCGTATGAGTCAGGGCGTCCCTGAGTCGTGTTTGTGTAGCGTGACGGATCAATGCCCTCGCTCATTTCGATCCAAGCAGCATTGTCATCTTGGAAGCCAACCCATGTCGGCGCCTTGTAATCACTCAGCACTTTCGTGCATTGATTAGGGCCCGCACCTTGCTCGTCGTTGGTCGTGATGGAGTAGTATCGCGTGCCGGCTGTCAGCGTCCAAGTGAAGAAACGCTCAGTGTGCAGAGCAGGATTTTGCGCGTACAAAACAGTCTGCGCGTTCTGCAAGAAATCAGTGAGAAGAAGCGACATGCCCGGTGGGTAGTTCGCGACCTGTGCAGCGTACCCGAGCCGGATCATCATGCGATCACGTAAGCTCGTCAGTGTTGCTGATGGCAAGCCACCTGCACAAACATGGTTAAAATCTAAGTCTGCCACTTACCTTTCCTCTCTTAAAAAAGGGCCGGGATTAGCCGGCCCAAGCATCACCTACTATCGCACTTGCGGAGAACCGTTAAATCAGTGCAGCAACATCACTCTCTTGCTCAAGGGCAATCGCTTCGCCGGCAGCAGCGTTGTTCGCTGCGGCTGCTTCGCTGGTAATACCCTTAGCGCCTTTCTCTTGAGTGGCTGCCTCAATAGCTTTCTGAAGCGCAGCAACTCCCGGTCCAAACTGTCCATACACCATTGTTATGAACGGGGGGCTGTCTTCAGTTTCACCTTTGTATCTTTCTGCAAGACGAGCAAACTCGTCGGCAGCATCGGGAGCGATGCGGTCTTCAAGGACCGATTCGCTTACGAACGTAACATTCTCTCCATGAACAGCCTGTAAAACAGGCGACTCCCACGCAGCGACTTCGACGCGTGTTTGAGTTAGTTCGGATGTGCGAATGTCGAGTTTTTGGAATAGAATTCCCATTTTATTTATACCTCGATTTGTCGTTAAAAGTAGGTGCTCGGCAAAATCGCCGAGCACCCTGTACTACTTACTGCTTAGACACCTGTCAGAGATGCCTCGACACGCTGGATCGTGTACGCATCGGCTGCGCCCATCGTGATGTTCAGACCAATGAAAAGCTCCTGACCATCGTTGTCGAAACCAGACGAAACAGTGACCACCGAAACCGGGTTCTGCGTAGCAAATCCCGTTATCGCCAGACTGTGTTGCAGCGTGAACTGCCCCACAACGACGCCTGCGACGCCGACTGATCGTACTGTAGCTTCGACAGTGACTCGCGCCACGTCAACTGCCGCTGTTCCGGCAATCTTGGTGAAAGATACACGAGCTGTATCAGCCACCGTTCCGGCAGTACCGAAACTGATGTCAAACACTGCTGATGCCGTACCGGCTGCCGTCTTCGTGATGTCAAAGACAAACTTGATCTTTGATCCCACTTTCAGGCCGCTCGCTGGAACGAGCAACTGAGAGCCGACGATCTGCTCGCGCGTTGTATCTGTAGGGACTTGCGCCGCTACGGAAAAGTTACGCACTTCCAAACCGCCACCGGGGTTAATCTCCGACTTCAAGCCGGGGAGTAAGGTTGGTTCTGCAAAAGTTACCATTTCAAAATCCTCTTAGTTGAAGTGAAGGGCTTACGAGCCAGTGACAGTCAACACGCCATGCGCTCTGCGCTTGCCGGTCGTCAGTGCTGCTCGTGCAGTGGTTGCCCAGTAGTTAACGTACCTGTCATACACACGGGGCGGGCGTCTCGAAACCATCCAATGTCCCTTAATCGGGCGCAACTGAAGGTAACGAGTGTTAATGAAATAGCATCTGCTATCCCACTCTTGTGCCGGTGAGTCGGCTGCTTCCAGAACGTCAAAAACTGGGTCCCAGATAATCTCAACACCCTTGAAGAACAGGCCGGTCTTTGTACCGCTACCGATACCACCGTCAAGTTCAACAGCACCAGAACCAGAAACAGTCTGCTGCCGCACGATCCCGCCAGTCACGCCGGCAGTAATCAGTGCCTTCCGGTATGCGTTGACGAACACGTCGCCAGCAAGTAGGAAGTTAGGGGCTTGTCCACCGTACCGGATGCACTCGCGCCACATCGTTTCCATTTCCGCGATAAGGTTCGCGATGGTTACGTTGAGGCTGACTTGATTCTGCCAGTAAGTTTTGGCAGACGCGTCGATGCCGCCGACTGTTCCCGTTGTGGGGTCAATGGCGATAAGCGCGTCAAGGCCGGCGATGTCTGTAGTCGCGGCTGTGCCGTCTCGGTGAAGCTGAAGATCGAAGCCCTCTTGGAAACCAAGTTTCAGCGTTTCCATATTCTCCGACAGGAGATTGGTTAGCTGAACTTTCTCGGAACCAGAAGGTTTCGCGCTGCGGTCATCAGTCATAGTGATGCCGTTTTGAACCAGCTCATCCTCGTTCAGACCGAAGCCGTCATGGAATGCACCATAACTGTACTTCGCTTGGTTGAGCGATCTCTTACGGTTGTAAGAAACTTGGCTGTCACCAAAGAAACTTCCGAAGTTGGAATCGTTTGATTCACGAATCTGCTCGGTCACGTACTGAAGGCCACCAGCGTATTCTTTGCGGGCGCCGACAAGTTTCTCGAACAGCGGACGAGCCGTATTGATCTGGTCAATAGGATCGTTCTTCAGGTAAAAGTCGATTGCGGCCTTACCTGCATAGGCCAATTGCTCGGCGTTAAATGGCATGATTGTATCCTCTTAGGTTAACAAATAATGTCGTTTGCCCTAAGCCCTGCGATGCCAGATTACGCAGTTGCCGGTGACGGTGCCCGGCTACGTCAATGTGGTCTTAGGCTGACCACGCGCGCAATTATACGAAACTGCCGCGCTGACTGTCAAGTCACCTGTCTTTGGGGTACTCAGGAGAGCCGTAGAGCTTGATCCTCATGAGCCTTTCTTCTCGGTGCGTTCTCATGCAATGGCCCTTATCCCAGTGTATGAAGTCAATGACTGGTGCGGCGTACCGTGCAAATGTGTTCTTGCGGGTGTACTTCTCTACTGTGAGCCAGCGGCCAAGCAAGCCCGAAACTGTCTCGCGCGCCCGCGCGTGTGGGAAAAAGAGCAGCGCGCATACGAGCATGTTGGCCGCTAGATAAACTGGGAAGACTATCCTTGCTACCGTCTCCCAGACTATTTTTAGCTTGACCACCTTTCCCCCTTTATCGCTGCCGGCGACGACTCAGCCAGCGACCTGTGCTTCACTTTATAACGTCGCAAGACCAGACGAAAAGCATCCTCTGGTATCAGCTTGTAGTGGTCGTAAAGCCAGATCAGAATGCCGACCATTTCTTTGCCGTGGTCTGGTATGTCCATGCCGAAAGTCTGGTCGCAAGCTACGTGCGCCAACTCGTGCAGGAGTAAGCACGCGTTCCGCGCGTACCTTTCCGGGTTGACACTGATCGTGACCTTCTGCAACTCGTGCGTGTCACCATCGTACTCCACGTCGTAACGCCCGTGATCTACAGTTGGCAACTCGTACGACATGGTGCGCAGCGTTATCGGCACAAGAGCGTACTGCTTACGCACTCTCTTAATAAGACGACACGCTTGCGCGTGCGTCATCTGCGCGCGAAAGAACGGCATAGACGAGACGCTACGCTCTGCTTGGTAGAGCGCTTCGCGTTGTGGGTCCGTCGCTAGCCGTCTGAGTTTCCTTACTACAGACACGACGGCAGCCTCAGTCGTCTATGCTGCCGCCGAGCGACAGTTCGATAGCTTCTGCCATGCTGCTCGGCTGCTTTGAACCCTCACCCGCTGGCGCCTTTGGTCGCAACGGTGTTGGTACTTTTGGCTTCGGTGTCGGGGCTGCCGCTTTAGGAAGCACCAAATTGTTATACGATTCCTCGAACGTAGCCCGCCACTTTGACGGGTGAAGTATCCGCATCGTCGCACGCAAAGCTGGAACCAAAATAGCTTTCTTTGCTATCCACTGCGGGTCTGTCTTGTGCGCGTTTTCAAAGACGGCCAGATCAGCTTTAGCATCGACAACAGCTTGCTCGATGTCAGCGTTAGCCGCTGCATCTGCGTTGTTTGTCGTTGTGCGTGCTGCACTAGCCGCTTCGCGTGTGCGCGTGTTCGCAATTTCGATAGCACGGTCGCCGGTAAGGGTGCCCGCCTCTATCTCTGCCTGCAAGTCTGAGTGAGCTGCCAGCGGATCGATACCGGGAATAGTTTCGCCCAGTTTAGCTGCCATAGTAGCCAGCTCAGTTTGCATGACTGCGAACGCCGCACGCTGGTCTGCTTCGTCGTTGCTGTTGAACAACTTCATGAAGCCAAGCACCTGACCGTACTGTTCGCCCGATGTGCCGGTGTCTTGCACCAGTGAGATCATTTCATCGAGATCAGTTGTGCGCTCGGTGACGCCGGCTTCGGCGACCTTAACGCGTTCGGCTAGCGACCTAATGCGCTCTTGAGTTTTTTCTGCAAGGCCCTCTGGAATGGGATCATTGACATGGTCCGCAGTCTCTCCATCAGCCCCATCGGCTCCCTCACCGACCGCATCTCCTGATTCATCTGCCCCCGGTACTGCGTCCTTGTCCGTTGCCGGTGGTTCATCATCGCCCTCGCTGTCAGCCGGCTCGTCGCCCGTGGGCTCGTCGTCGCTGCCTTCGTTTTCGGGGTCTTCTTCCGGGTCATCTTCGCTTTCGCCAGTCGGTGTGACATCGTCTTCGTCTCCTGTTGGTGCATCGTCGTCCGCGCTCGTATCGAGCCCGAGAGTCTGCTCGTCGATAGCTTCGCTTACAGCATCGAACAGTTCTGGTGCTGGCTCATCATCGCCAGTCGGTTCCTCGACTATCTCGTCGCCCGTGTTGGTTGCATCAACCATGATTTTTCTCCTGTAATTTTATTGTTGTTAAGCTGTAGGTGTTCCAGTTGGCGCTTGCGCTCCCCCTGCTTGTGGTGTGGCTTGCGCACCAGTATCCCCTATCGGAACTGCTCCGGTAGGTGTGGCTGCAAGTTTCGGTAAGAAGCGATCCAAGTTTGTTCGGTCGCCCATGCGCTGCATCGTTTCCTCTAGCAGTTCAGTGAGCGCTTCGGCGAGCGGTAGGTTGCCAGTCGCCTGTGCCTGTTGAATGATGACCATAGTCTCGCGAAGCAGCGGCATAATCACTGACCATGACTGACGCTCTTGTTCCTTGTTCGGAGCACCTGTCGAGCCGGCTTCGATGTCGAGATTGATATGCGTAACAACATCCTCGAAGTCTAAGTCTTCGGGCCAGAAAGCAAGTTCGCCTGCGATCTTCTTGACGTACTCGTACGGCAGTGCTTGGATAGCTAGCTCGGCTGTGTACTGCGCCAAGTCGTTGAGCATGTCTTCCTGCGTGTCGCGATCCGCGCCTGTGCGCGAGGCGAAACCTTGCTGCTCAATGTTCGCTTCCGTGGCAGTCTTCTGACCACCGGCTTGCGACAGTGCTTCCTGCACGCCGCTGACGCGTTCCATGTCGCGAACTGACGGACCTGTGTCGTAAATTCGAGGATCGTATCTGCCAACCGGCTTCGGGGCGAATGAGTCCGAGAGCTTGCCCCCGGCTATTGGCCGCACGCCGACATACTCTTGTTCGACGGCAGCTTCGATCTTTCTGATGTCGCCCGGTTCAATCGTACCGGAATCGAATATGGTGCCCGGTATCGACCGACTACGCGCAAGGCGCCCGGCAGATCGCGCACTCGCGTACTCGTCCTGCAACTTCGCCAGTCTGCCAGACAACGACTGCGGGTGACGGTCGCCGTCAACCTCGAACAGCGCGATCAGAAAGTACGGGTAAAACCTGGATGTTGCATTTGCTGGTTGGTACGGTTCGCGTGCCCAACGTTCGACGCCGTCCACCATCGTCTTGATGTGGTTGTCGCGCTTGTCCCAAAATTCGATCACGCGGACGAAAGGAACTTCGTCACCTTGCGTCTCTGTCGATTGCGTGAATTTCTCAGCGTCCCTATCTGTGAGGTCGCCTGTAGTCGCGCCGGGCTCATTGTTGACTTTACGTTGGTAATATATCTTTGCTTCCTGCATGTCGTCTTGCGTTAATCGCTCGAACATTACACGGACATCGCCCTTCTCGACGAACATCTGATTAGCTACCCAGTTCGCGTCGAGATAGTCGCTTATCTCAGAAACGTCGAGGCTGACTTGCACGTCTTCGCCCCGGACAAAGTCGAGTGCCAACCCTCGTCGAATAATTACTTCGAGTTTGGTTGTCAAACTCTCAGTGAGCAATTCTGCTGCTTGGACTTTTTCATCCATCTCGTCTTTTGTCAGCCCATCGTCTTCCTTAATTTCTTTCCGGGTTGCCATGAGACGTGCCATGTTATCTTGCGCATCGTTCAGGTCTTTCTCGATGACTGGATCATTTTTCGACTGCGTCACCATGATGCCCTTCAACCAACCGGGGCCGATTGACAGGCTTGAACGTAGCATTTTACGCACAGCTTTTTTCAGCCGCGCGTCTTTCCACAAACGACGAATCACAATCCTCATTGTGTCTGCAAACATTTCTGCATTTTCGTCTGGGGTTTTTCCAGTTTGCTCGCCGGGCTGCGCGCTGATGTCCGGGTTCTTAGCGAACAGGAAGCTGACGAGAATATCGATGAACGTGCCAATCATATTCGCATCGACAGCCCAGTCCGGGTTAGCTTTACCCGAGGCGTACAGTCGGTCAACTGCGTACGCCTTGCGCGCGTCTTTATCAAAAGCTCGCGCGGTGTTGTATGATTTCAGTATCGCTTTAACTGCCTTAGCTTCTAAAGCCTTGGCTTTCTTTTCTTCCGGTGTCAAATCGGTCATGTGAGTTGTCTCCAAGATCGGGCGTATTCTATCAGAATTCTCATCTGTATCGTACCCCCCGCTTCTGTTCAGCCTCATCGTACTCTAGCCACTCTGCTGTGAACGGCTTAATACCTTGTTTTTTCTCGACTGTCTCAATTCTCACGTCGCGGAACTGATCCATCGCTCGGCCAATCAGTCCTGCCACGTCCGCTTTATCGTCGTATCTGCCGCCTGAATTCATAGTCGCAAGTTGGTCAACCAGATCGTGCGCCCACGGCTCGTCGGGCAGCCAAACGTGTCCGGCGTTCAGGCGCGCAACGAACGCCGCAACTTTCGCACGTTTGTCTTTCATGCTCGGCAGTGCGCGTACATCCACGTACACGCGACGCTCTTTCATCATCTTGTTAATCAGCGGGCGCACAGCTTTGTCGATGTTGCCACCTTCATTGAACCACATGCGAATCAAGTTGGGCTTGGCACCGACAACCATGTCGAGCATCGCGTCAACTGAAACGTCCGGCGTCTTCTGTCCGGTCCACGAGCGCAAGCCCCACAGATCGCCGCCACCGTCCTGACCCCAAATTTCGTGCTCCGAAAAGTCACCACCTTTATCTGTGACCGCGTAATCGGATGCGCCGTACAGCGCGAGATTTTCGAGCGGGGGTTCTTCGCCGCGCTTGTACCATTTGATCTTTGTGCGGTCGATGTCGCCGCCTTCTTCTGGCGCCGGACGTTGCTGATACAAAGATGCCCACACGCGGCGACCTTCTCGGCCCGCTGCGTTTTCAAAAATTCGCCAATGCTGTTCAGGGAAAAACTCAGGCCACAAGTATTCGCCGATTTCGCGACCGAGCGGATCGTCAGGACGTTCGGCTTTCGCCGGGATGTTTAAGATGTACCACATCATGCCGTCGCGACATTTAATGTAGCCGGACTCACCATTGTAATCTTCTGGAAGAATGCAGCCGGCCAAATCCTGCTGATTCCATCGTGTCATGATGAGCATGACCCACGCGCCCGGAAGTAGCCGGGTGAGTATGTCATCTTGATAACCGTCGAGAGTTTTCTGTCGCGTCGTCGGCGAGTCGGCTTCCTCGCGCCCGGCGACCGGGTCATCAATCGTTACGCCTGATGCCCTGTTACCTGTGATGCCGGCCATGATACCGGCAGCCATGTATTCGCTTTCGTTATTGAGCGACCAATCGTCAGTCGCGTCGCGCACCATGCTAACAGGATCGTCCCAAATTTGACTGTACTTGTCGGACTTGCAAAGCTGGATACAACGACGCGACTGCTTCTTTGCAATCTTATCTGCGTAGCTCGCAGTAATCAACCTTGACTTTTTCTTTCGTCCCATTTCCCACGCGGACGCCACGACTGTCAGTAGCGACGACTTCGCGCTGCCGGGCGGGAGAAAAAACATCGCACGCCCGAATGGAGTGTTCATCGTGGTCTGCGCGGCGTCGAGAATCATGGCGTGATGCTTTGTCATCAGATCGCGCGCCGGCCCGAGCAAGTCTTCGTCCGGGCACAGCGCATCCATCGGTGCGCCGGGTATGTCGATGTTGAGCGCGAACGAATGGAGAGATTGCTGAGAGCGTTTACGCTTCAGCAATTCAATGGCGGCTTCTTCTTCAGTGAACGCTTGTACTCGCGCCATCTGATCTCTCCGTTAGGTTATGCTGGTGCCCATCGTGTGATGACTTTTCTTTCGGTACTGTGACAGGAGTATATTTCAGTCCCGTCTGGTCGCATGTGCATACCGGCGATGTTGGCGGCGCCGACAGTAATTGTCTCGCCTGACTGGAACACAGCCGTTGTAAGGTCGAACGCGACGGACAGATTGTACTGGTATATCTTAGCGTCAATGGTGTCGCCGCAGTAAAATTTCAGCCCGTCCGGCGAGAATATGTTTCCGTATCCGGGGAAGGCTTGGTTGGTGATGGTGTCTATTACCTTTGTGCCTACGCCTCTGCTCGACGGGATGTAAGGTGTAGAAAGTGTGTACTCCCACATGTCGTGGTCGCTGGCACCTAAGTAAATACCTATGAACATCTTCGTGCCGTCAGTGTTGAAAGTTATGCCACCGGGTATCACTACCCCTTCACCAATAAGTTCTGACGACGCGGCGCCTGATGTTTGTATGTCGTACGGGGTTGACATGGTAGCCCAATAATACTTATCGCCGCTAGAGTGTATCGCTACCAGAATAGTGCCGTCGCCACTCCAATCGCAATCTTGTGGCTGCTGGAAAAGCCCACCCCAATCAATCGGCGGGCCGTCGTACGTCATAGAGCTGACATCCCATGCGGGCGACAGGTCGAATTGGACAATGTCGTCGTCTGTATCTCTCGTACAGATCATCTGCAAGCCATCAGCACTAAACGCGATGCCCTGAAAGTCGTCGCTGCCCGTACCAACTTTTCCTGTGTAGTCGTACGTCGTAGCTGTCAGGTCAGATAAGTCTGGCCCAGACGCCAGAGGTTCGGCGGGAGCACCACCACTACCATACCGCACGTCGCGCGCTCGCACGAAGCCAAGCCTGCTTAATGATCGTCTCGTGCTCATGATGTTGGGTAAAACGCTGATGGCGGCGTAAAGTTCGCGGTGTACCGGGCGACGCCCTTAGTGATTCGCACCGCTCCTATGTAGCCGCCCGTCCACATCTGTGTGTTCGGTGTGGCAAGCAAGCCCAACTTGAGAGTTTCGGTTCCTGTGATACTGGTGGCGTAAGCCGTGGGAGTGCCTTTCTGCACACCGTCCAGAAACAAGTAAAGGCTGCCGGACGAGCGGACAATGGCGACGTGATACCACGTAACGCCTGCTATTGTAACGGCTTCGCTCTTTTGTTCAGAGCCCATTGCAATGAAGTTAATTTCAGTCTTGTTAACAGGCTGAAGTGCCCAACCATCACTAGCGGTGTAAGTAGAAATGACAGCGCGTGACGAATTAGCGGCGGGCCATCGAAGTCCGCACTCTATCGTGAAGTCACCCGGAAGGTCCCAGTCGGCGTGATCCGCATACGTCACGTACGAAGTGCCTGCGACTTCCAATGAATTTACGCCGAGGTACTGTAAAGTGGTATCGACTTTGGTGTCTAA